AAAAGGTGCTAACAGAAAACCTGGTCACGGTCATGAAAAGCAATTCAATCGACTGTTTTGACATCAATGGTGGTGCATTAATTTACAAACAGAAGACAACCAAGAAGCCTATTTCAGCCAAGTATTTGCTCGCAGAATTACAGAAAATCTACAAAGACCAGCCTGACGTAGCGAGCGATCTAACAAAGCAACTATTAGATAACCGTAAGCTAACAGTAAAGGACGAAATATGCCGGAAAATTAACAAATAATGCCGTCACATCATTATACGTCTAATAAATAATTTGAGACCATATATGCTCACAAATTATTCCATATAAAACAGACAAATTGGCTGCAATAAAGTCGGCATAATTGCGGCATAATTGGCTGCATAATGGTGCCAAAATAGATAGAATCTTATAACTTTTTGTCTAGATATATGGTCTTGTAAGAGGCGGAAATGGTAATTCCAAAGAAATGTCCAGCTCCTAGCTTTCTACACTTTTTCACCTAAATTTGAAATTTTTTTTTGAGATTTGGACATTTTTAAGAATGTCCATTTTTGAAAACCAAAAAGTTGCTTTGGAAAATAGAGTTGTGAAAAGTGACATGTGATCATAATGCTCTAAAATTAAATATTTCAAAGAAAAATGTGTTACGATAAAATTTATTAAAATCTTATAATTTGAACTTAAAGCCATCTCTTTTTTAAAGATATATTGATAATTAAAAATAAGATTTTTATAAGATTTTTATAAGATTTTTATTTAGGAATAGTGTATATATATACTTATGCCAAAAGTTGTAATTGATTATTCTAACACGATTATTTATAAAATTTTCTGTAAAGATCCTTTAATAAAAGATCTTTATGTAGGTCACACAACAAATTTTGTGCAAAGAAAATATGCTCATAAACAAAGTTGTAATAATATTAAATCACCATGTTATAATTTAAAATTATACAAAACTATTAGATTAAATGGTAATTGGTCTAATTGGGATATGGTCATTGTTCAATTCTATAATTGTAAAGATCATTTAGAAGCAAGACAAAAAGAACAAGAACATTTTATTTCTTTAAACGCAACACTAAATAGTATAGAACCCCTGCCATTCACAATACCATCAAGTAAAAAAGATGATCTCGATTATAATGATACTAGCTATAATTTTTTCTGTAAAAATTGTGACTATACTACGAGCAAAAAAAGTAGTTACGATAAACACTTATTGACATCAAAGCATGTGATTATCAACAAAAAGATACATGTTGCTACCGAAAAAGAGAACATAGTTACTCCAGATTTGTATAAATGCTTGTGTGGTAAAAACTACAAGGATAATTCAGGCTTATGGCGACACAAAAAAACATGCTCGTCTATAAATCAAGACGATAATAGTAACAATCACAATAATAATAATAATAACAATAAACAACCAGAAACAAATGATGTCAAATCATTAGATATTTCTGAAAAAGAAATAATTAAAATGCTTATTCATGAATGCACAGAATTCAAAAACTTAATTCTAGATCAGAACAAAACAATTATAGAACTTTCTAAAAATAATATGAATATAACTAATAATGCTAACAATAACACTAACACTAACAATTCGCATAATAAGACCTTCAATTTGCAGTTCTTTTTGAATGAAGAATGCAAGGATGCGTTAAATATTAGTGAATTTGTTAGTTCAATAAAGGTAGAACTAGAAGATTTAGAGGCAACTGGGCGGCTAGGTTATGTAGAAGGTGTTTCTAGGATAATGAATAAAAACTTGAAAGAACTAGATATTAGTAAAAGACCGATTCATTGCTCGGATCTAAAAAGAGAAGTAGTATACATAAAAAACGACGATCAATGGACAAAAGAGGAGGAAGCGAAGCCTATTTTGAAGAAGGCAATAAAGCAAGTGGCATTTGAGAACATTAAAATGATTGGAGAATGGCGAAAAAAATACCCTGGTTGCATGGCTTCCGATTCGAGAAAAAATGATCTGTATCTAAAGATAGTCGGTAATGCCATGTCAGGACTAACAACAGAAGAACAGTTATCAAATATTGACAAAATTGTTAGTAAGGTTGCAAAAGAGGCGGTAATCGATAAATTAAATGAAAAATAGGCAAATAATATATTATTTAATATATTATTTAATAATATATGGCCTCGAAAACAGCAAAAAAACGACACAAATGGTCGCTAAAATATAAGAAAAGTATAAACTGCAAAAGACCCAAGGGATTTTCACAAAAACAACATTGCAAATATGGGCGTTTTAAAAGAGAAAAGGTGTAAAGTATTATAAATAAGTTCTAATTTGTATCATATTATAATCTCTAAAATCAAAATAGCAAATCTCAAATTGATTTTCTCGAGAAAAATTATAATCATAACACAAACCATTCGCACAATCAGCGTCAAAAACAAATTCAAAATAAAATCTTGTTATATTTTCAATTTGGATTCCCTTTATTATTTCAACTTTCTTATTTATAATACTTTGAATAATATTATATCTTGGATCATATTTATGTATTATATTTACATACATTCCTTTTCTATATTTTATTCTTCCATCGTATTCTAGTATTATATGTAATAATTCTTTTGGTAACGACATTGTTATTTATATATTTATATATTTATACTATTATATAAATATTCATATTTGGCTCTTCAAGGTGGATTTAATTGTATTTAGTTTGGCTCTTCAAGGCGAATTTAAGTTTGGCTCCACCTTTTAAAAGGTGGATTTAGAGATCCGCATTCGACGCAGTCGGTCCCATATCATAAAACAGTCCAGTTGCAGATCTGGTTATCGGATACACTGGTATCGAACGATATTCCTCTGGTTCCGGCGAATTCTGTAAAACAAGCTTTCTGTCTGCTAATGCAAGACCCAAATTAAACGATTTAGTCCACCTATCGTAACCCTCATACCCTCTATAAAGTTCTTCTTTTTTAGAACCGGGTCTAGCATAAGCTGCTTTCGTTCCAATATCCGTTGTTAAAGTCGAATATTGCGGTGCTTGTCCCCATGTTAGTTTACCGGCATCATTTAATGGCTTTACTTCTGTATTAGTTAAATATTTTGGCGGTGCAGTGATTGGAGGCTGACATCCTTGACAATCCACATCAGAAGTGCATTGATCCCTTGTAATAGCACACTGTGCATTTGGGCCGCAAAAATTGGAACAACTGTATTCATCGTTTACTACGTCTACGTTATGACTATTTTTGGGACTATTGCTGTCATATGTTATCAGCTCATTTGGATTAAACCCTTCCTTTAAGTTACCATTTATAATATGTAAAATAAATAGAACAACTCCGCCTATTACAATATATTTTATATTTCTTGATATCTTCATATATATAAAGTAATAATTTATTTTATATATTTTTTCCAATGTATGAAAAGTGCTTCTTAATCGTATACTTACATAAATTTACATGTAGCCGTTTGCAACATTGATACTTTTGGTATATTTTCATCGCTTACTGTATAAAATTTATTTAGCAGCAATGATTGACCATTGATGCAAAATCTAATTCTTTTTTAAATTATATTATTGTAATAGTTTGTATATTATTGTAATAGTTTGTATTATTTCATAAAATTTAATATATATTTATTATAAAATGTCAGAAACAGAAGCAAGCGCAATTGATGAAAAAAAAGCAGAAGATAGTGGATCTACAACAGATAAGGCTGATTGGAAAGGATTTTCAATAGTTTTTAGTAGTTCATTAATAACAGGTATATTTTTTGGTGTTGTTGTAATAGGATCTATGGGTCTTTTTCTTGCAAAGGTAGCCAATGCTAATATATTGCCAACCAAATGTGATGTAGAACCATATCCATTAAAAGATGATATAAATGTTAAAGCAAGAGATGTAGCTATGGAAATTATTTATATGAACCCTGTAAAAATATTGGGATTATTTGGATTAAAATTTTGGGAAGAACCTACTCCAGAAACTTTTTTCATTCAAGAGGCAAATTTTGTTAATGGACCTGCAAAAATAAATTTTATGAATGATTTTAAAAATTCCTGGCTGTGCACTCTTAAAAAAAAAGCATATCCAGATAAAGGATTGCTAGGTGATGCATTGTCTGGTAAAGATTTTGAAAATCTTGAGAATGCAGATGGTAAAAATGTTCCTAAAAATAGTCCATTTTGGGCATATGAATTTGAAACAATGAAATCAATGACATGCACTTCTTTTTCTATTATTAACAAAGTATTTTTTTACATGAATTACTTACCCGAATGGGCTACAATGTTTCTTTTTGCATTGTTTTTTTCAGTAATAATATCAATAATATTTGTTGCTAATATGCTTTGTGGAATTTGGGATCATGTATCAAACTTTGGGGAATTGATACACAATTTATATGATTTTAAGAATTTTAACAAAGGAAGAGGGATAGACGAAATCCCACCAGATCCAAATTTACCATTCTATAAAAGATGGTCCTGGTCAACGATAACTAACTTACTTTATGTGATGGGTTATTTTATAGGTGCAATATATTCTGCTATCTTAATTAGTCCAGTTGTTGTTACTACATATACATTTTTTAAAGCATTGGGTGCAAACTATGTTGTAAGAGATAAAAATTTTAATGGTAAACCAGAAGAAGCACAGAAACTAAATGTATTTTCATTTATTAAAAGTTCTTTGTATTACAAAAAGACATTTATAATAATATTGGTAATGCTTAATCTAATGGGAACTACAAATGAATATTTAGGGACATCTTATTTGCCTGGAGTTATTATAGCTCTTTTAATACTTATTTTTGGATTAAAAATTTTGGATACTAATATACCGGAAAATTTATATCCAGTTTTAAATTCAAATTTCCCTAATTTATCTTTACCACTTCTTAATTTGGATACTTCGGAAACTGTAGAAATATGTAAAGAAGAAAAAAATTATCCTCGTGCTAAACTATCAATAATAAAAACAATTACAGGGTTTTTTACCACTAGTGTCCTTGATAATTCAAGAAATCCAGCGCAAGCTGGTGGGGGTATAAGAGCCCCTATTATACAAAAGGCTCCAAAACCAAAAACAAAAACATATAATTTAAAACTTGTATAAACTTGTATAAAATTAGTTAAATAATGAAACAATATAAATATAAATTATAATATATAAATTATAATTAACATGGAGATCGATAAAAAGGAAAAAACTAAACCATTAGTAAGCATATGCACACCCACATTCAATCGCAGACCATTTATCCCATATATGATTAAATGCTTTGAGCAGCAAACGTATCCAAAAGATCGAATTGAGTGGATCATTATTGATGACGGAACAGACCCTATTCTAGATCTAGTTCTAAATATTAAACAAGTGAAATACACTTATTATAAAGAAAAGATGTTGTTAGGTAGAAAGCGAAATCTAATGCATAATAAATGCTCAGGAGATATAATTATTTACATGGATGATGACGACTATTATCCGCCAGACCGCATATCTCATGCAGTGCAAACATTAATAGACAATCCAACATTTTTAATTGCCGGATGCAGTGAAATGTATGTATATTTTGACACGAAACAAAAAATGTATCGATGCGGGCCATATAAAGAGTATCATTCGACTGCGGCGACTTTTGCTTTCAGAAGAGAATTATTAAAAGAGACCAGCTATAATAATGAAAATGCGCTAGCAGAAGAGAAGCATTTTCTTAAAAACTACACGATTCCGTTGAAACAGTTAGATAGTTTAAAATCTATTATTGTCTTTTCACACAAACACAATTCATTGAATAAAGAAAAGCTTCTTGACAACTTGGAACTAACAAAAACGGTAGAGACTGATCTACAGATTAATGATTATTTTATTGATTCTAGTTTAAAACAGTTTTATACAAGAGATATGAATGTTTTACTGGAAACATATGAACCAGGGAAACCAGAATATAAACCAGAATTATTAAGGCAAATGAAATTGATGGAGGATGAAAGAAATAAACGGATCGAAGATCATACTAAAATGATGGATCTTAGATCCAGTTTGCAGCAGAAAAATGCGTTAACATCAGTAGAAGCTATAAAACAACATTATGAAAAATTATTAACAGATAAAACATATTTAATAAACGAACTACTAAAAAAACTGAAGTCTTTAACCGTTGAACTAGATGAGTATAAGAAGCGACCTAATAATACATAATTATAAAGACAAGAAAAGACAATAAAGACAATAAAAAGACAATAAATTATTTCTTTAAAAAAGGTATTTAAAGAAATAATAGCTATTAATATATAATCTAAACATGTATGCATATGACCAAGAACAGGATTTTAATAATGATGATTTTAGTGCAACAGATTCAATTCCGTCTAATTTATTAAAGAACAAGCAACCACGTCCAAAAAGAAACAGATGCTATATTGTTGATAGAGTATTAAATAAGAAATATATAGATGGTAAGTTTTATAAGACGGTTACAATTAAGATGTATGGATCGGGAGATTATGGGTCTTATATCAGAAATGCGGTAACAGGTGCTTACACTAATCACCGAGTTGGCAGTGAAGCAGAGAACCTCTATTTTTGTGTTGCGAATTGCAGTGGACTAGACAAAATAAGCGGCCCTGTTCATTTGTATTATGATACACCGTCACAATATGAGACTCATCAATTTACAACGATATCTCAAGATATAAAAGAAGCGTGGTCAAAGAGAGTAAATTTACTCAGAGATAAATATATGTAAAATTAAATAATTTTACAACAATATTTTACAACAATATTTTACAACAATATTTTACAACAATATTTATAATTATCAAATAATAATTATAAATCAAATCAAATAAACAAAGCATGGGATCATAAGGTCTATTAAAAAGAAGACGGCAGAACTATTTCACATGCCCTTAATCTAAATCAAATAAACAAAGCATGGGATCATAAGGGAACGGCAGTTCCCTTAAACAAAGCATGGGATCATAAGGGAACGGCAGTTCCCTTAAACAAAGCATGGGATTATAAGGTCTATTAAAAAGAAGACGGCATTGCCCTTAACTTAATCTAAATCGCTTTCTTCTCCTAATTCAATATCTATTTCGTCAATATTTTCTTTTGTATATTTTTCTAAATATCTGTAAATGCGGTTAATGTCTAACTTTGAAATTTCATAATTTTCAAACAACATATTTAACTCTATTGAATCAGGTTCATATTTATTTTTAATATCAAGAAAAAACCCAAATAGATCTTTTTTATCCATGCTTAATTGCTGACATAAATTTTGTATAAAAATAGAATTATTATATTCCGTTGAATATTTTGTTAGAACTTTTGTAAACCGCACTTCGGCGGGATTGAATTTAAGTTTCTTTTTTGAAAATGCTTCATGATAAATTTCATTATTTTTGAAAGTCTTGATTAAAGAACTCATCTCATTAAATTGCCAAATTTGTTTTTGAAATGTGATGCGGTCGATATAATCTGCAAAACACATATTGTCTAAAATTTTCAAATAAAATGGAATAGACTCTTCTTTTTTAATTTTACCAATAACATCAATAATATTTTCATGCCATAAAAGACCAACAATGGTGCGGTCTGTTTCATTCATAATAGTCAAATGTTCGTCGATGGAATAGTTTGCATTAATAAGTTTTTTTGTGATCTTTCTTGTATCGTCATTATATGATTTCATTAAAAATATGTTCTTAATAATGTTGCTATTTAAAATACTTTGTTTGTTTTTATAAAGATCATAAATGGTGTTTAATTTACGCAAATCACCTTGAATAAATGTAATAATACTAGCCTTAATGTTTTCATCTAACAAAGGCAGAAGAATATTAATTAAATTTAGCATTTGTGCTTTGGTAGGTGATTTTAATTCAATCACATTGCAAACTTTCATGAGTTCTTTAATTTTTTTGTCAATATGATAATTGCCAATACATATAATAGGATTCAGCGTGATTTCTTCCTGACGCTGCTTTTTGGTTTTTTTCGGCCGAATAATTTTAATTAATGCATTGATGCCGCCTTTATCGCCATTATTCATGCCATCGATTTCATCCATCACAATTGCTAAACGCTTAATCTTTTTATGAAATAAACTCATGATATTTTTGTCAGACATATTGTGCTTTGTAATCGTATCAATAATAGATTTATTGCGAATATCGCCGGCATCATATTTAATAACATCGTAATTTAATTCTTTGAGGATGCTAACAATAAATGAGCTTTTTCCTGATCCGGGATCGCCGTAAATATAAATGCCTTTTTTAGTAGCTAAATTGTGCTTGTTAAGCTCAAAATCTTTTAGGATTTCTTTGATTTTGTTAGCTTCATCTTCACGATTTAATAAATTATTAATATTTAATGCTTCCATCTTATATTTCTTATGATATTCTTTTTATGTTGATTTTTACTTAAACCAAGTTCTTGAATTAAAATATCAATATTTTCTTTGCATTTGGTGGATTGATTTTCAACGCAATATGTTTTTAAGAAATATAGATAGTTTGCATAAATGCAATCTTGATATAAATATTTTTTGATATTAAACCATTTGTTATAATTTTCTTGTAATATTTGGTTAAAGACAAAATCATTATCTTGTCTTACTGTTGCTCTAATGTAGTTTTCTAGTTTTAAGCGATTGACGCCATTCCTAAATAAATGATGATATTTTGCATATAGTTCTTTATTCAGTTGTATTTTAGCTATTGCGGGAATGTATGAATTGACAATTAAATACAATTCTTTAGGTAAATTGTTAATGTTTTGAAAATATTTTGATGGATCGTTTGAGAAATGTTCATACATGTTTATTTAAAAATATATAATAAATTATTTTTAGATTATTAATTAATCGATTATTAATTAATCGATTATTAATTAATCGATTATTAATTGTAAATTATTTATTATAAGATTCAAATACTTATTCTGTTATTCAGTCGTTTCGTCTGTTGTTTCCTCAGTGCATGGATTTGATACGCCATAATTAATACCATCCCATGTAACATTACATTTATCTTTATAAGCCCATTTATATTTAGCACAATCGCCATCTGTTCCGTTGAATGGAGCCTGATTGAAATCCATTGTATTTTTGTCTTCAGATGTTGGAATGTTGCACTTGCCTAAACTATGACTATTAAAACACATTGAACCATTGCCAGATAAATCTACCCAAAAATCAGGACAATTGCCAATAATAGGAGGCCATACAGAATCACTGGATGAATTTTTAAGCGCGACTCCAATTAATACTAGAAAAACTATTAAAAATACTACGGCAATCATTAAAACCGATTTTTGAAAAGACATTTCCATTATATAAATTAAACATATATTTTTTTTATGAGTGTATTATATTATAATAATATGAATAGTTCTGAAATATTTCCAAGTAGAACTTCTAATGGTAGAGTTGATATTATAAGTAAAAGTAAAAATAAAACAGAAACCCCCGACATTTCTAATTTGTTTGCAATGTATGACAAAATTCCTGCTAACCAATGCACCACAATGAGAGAACCGACTTTAGGTCAATGGGATGAATCGGAATTATCTAGAGCATATTTTTCGCAAAATAATATTCAAATTGTGCAAAATGGTATTCGTGCTGGTGTTTTTAAAAAATCCAACAGCCAGTATATCGTGGCTCCTCAAGATTGCGATTCTCTCAAAATCATTATGCGGAGCATTTATTTGCAGCATTCAGTGAATTTAGATCACGACATTCAAGGTCAAATTCAAGCATTAAATAAACTTGTTCTAGAATATTGCGTGCATCACGTTTATTCAGAAGCGCAAGGTTACATGAAATATTTGTATGATGTGAGCACCTTAGCAGTGCCGCTTTCGACGCCTGTGATGACAACCCAAAATGATAAGCGCAACTATAAGATGCCTAAGTGGTTTTAATTAATGCATTAATCATTTACGTCTATGCAAATATCGATTGTTACGATAATATGAAGAGATATGTTGGTCCGGTTCATTCAATAACTTATTTATATTTGTTTTAATAATTGTTCTATCATTTTCTGAATAATATATATCTTCAATTTTGTATCCGCGCTTTTTGGGGAGCTCAATCATATTTTGAATGCACTGTAAACAAGGTTTACTATTAGCTAATGTATATGTCTTTAAGAATCGTATAACTAACAAATTAATTTTAACTAGCTTTTTATTTTTATTTTTTAAACATGGTAATCGTAAAATAGCGTCATGTTCTGCGTGAATACTAGGCATGACACCGGCGACATCCGCATATTTATTCATCCCAATTGATAATATATTATATTTACCTTGAAACACACACGATACATGAAAATACTTACCGCAAATACATTTATTTGCAACCATATTACTACTTTTAAAGTGATCTAAATCGGTGTTAGATGGTAAACAAAATCTTTTTAAAAACATGGTTTCCATGATGTTATCCATTTATTAAATATATTATATTACTTGATAAAATATATTTATATTTGTTTGTTAGATGTTATTAGATGTTTACATAAAAAATATTATAATATAAAAATATTATAATTTATAATTATTGTATTCTATTGTATTTACTGTTAGTTTTACTTTAAAACAAGACCTAAATTATTTATTCTTAATTTATTCTTTTGTTTTAATCTTAGTCTTCTTTGCAGCCTTTACGGGTAACTCAATGTCAATGTCAATAGTCTCTTCTATTTCTAAATCAACAAGTTGAACTTTATCTTTCTTTACAGTCTTCTTTATCGAACCTGCTTTCAACTGCACCTTCTTTTTCTCCGAACCTTGATTGCGTTCGACCCTAAATCTGCCATATTCTTGCTCCAATTGCTCCAGCTCTATAATCCACATCTGCTGCTCGGTCGTTTCTTTGATTCGTTGCAATTCATCCGATTTATCTTTGTGTTCTCCGTTTAACTTTTCTACATTCTCTTCCGACACACTGTCCATTGGCATTCTAACAAGATATTTGAATTCGCCGTCTTCGTCGATTATATTATAGCCTTTGCTAACTAATATATCAATGATCTCTGTCTTCTTCTTTTTTCGCAAGTCAATGGTGTCGTCAAGTAGTTCTTGAATATAACGAGCCTTGTTAGATAATACGACCAATTCCTTTTCCAATGCTTCAATCAGAAACTCCTTTCTTTTTATATATAGCTGTAATCTGGTTACAAAATAGTCATCGATGATCTCTTCTACCGTGTCATACTTTTTCAGTTTATCAGAAGAGTCGAACAAATGCATATTAGTCGTCGAGCTTGTGCTGTAAAGCTTGAATAGCTTTTCTAACGCATTACATCCATGCTCCAATTGACTCGATTCCAGTTCATCGACCTTGCCCTTTTGTAAAGTGATTGTGAAATCCACGGTTGTGTCTCGGCTCATATCATCGTAGTCTTTTACAAGTGGCACTATTTTCTTGCCTTCCTTGTTTAGACCGGGCTCGATTAGGTCCTCCAATAATTCCTTGAAGCTTTCCGTCCAAAATCCTACTGGCAGCTCAGTAACTCGGATTTTATCGGGTCCAACCTTTTCATATCGACCTTTAATCAAGAACTTCGAGGGTTCAATCTTTTCGATTTGGCCGTTAAATCCTTCATAGAAAGGCATAAATGGATCCTCTATTAAAGGAAATCCCACTAATTTATATTTAAGATATCCGATAATCTGTAGCGGATTATAACACATGATGTCTGTGCTAAATCCAGTGCCTATCCCTTTGGATCCATTTACTAAAATCATCGGAATAATTGGCGCATAAAATACGGGCTCCACTGGCGTGCCGTCGTCGTTCAAATAGTCCAAAATGGCGTCGTCGTGTTTTGGGAAGATGGCTCTGGTTATCTTGCTTAACTGAGTGAAGATGTATCTCTCTGACGCACTGTCATCTCCGCCTTTTCCCCGGGTCCCAAATTGTCCTGATGGAATCAGCAAATTAATATTATTGGAGCCGACGAAATTTTGCGCCATGCCTACAATTGCGCCATTTAAGCTGGCTTCGCCGTGATGATAGCATGCATGCTCAGACACATATCCGCTAAATTGTGCAACTTTTATCTCTGTTACTAAATTCTTTTTAAACGCGGCAAACAGAATTTTCCGCAAACTGGTCTTGAGACCATCCATCAAGTTGGGAATAGATCGGTCACAATCGTATTTCGAAAAGTGAATGAATTCTTTATTGATAAAGTCTTCATAGGTTATAAGCGGCTGATTCGTGTCGACGAAAAGTTCTCGGTCATATTCCTTTAGCCAATCTTTTCTGTCATCCGCGCGCTGCTTATTAAAGACCATATCGATTGCGTCAACACTTTGGAGACCAGTGTGTTCAAATCCAACCAATTTCTTTTGTTCAAAATATTCCTTGAATTCTTTGCCCGTGCTAGTTCCTAATCCCTTATAATATTTTATCTTCCAGCCTTTGATATCCGCCTCATTTTCCGTCTTCCATTCGTCATATTCCCCGTCATTGTAAAACATTAGCGTTTTAGTGCCTTTTAACGCTTTCAAAATCGGAGTGTTCATGAATCCCATGAAACCTGGAATTGCTGTCAGGCTCGGCCACTCGCTTTCAAACAAGTTAATACACAAACCTTTGATATGACTTCCATCCAAATCTTGATCTGTAAGAAACAATATCTTACCATATCTCAAGCAGTTAGCGACATCTTCTGGCAAATATTGTTTCCCGGTCTCTAAGCCAAGGATCTTCTTGATTTCGGTGATTTCCTTGTTTTCCGAGATGCGTTTGGCCAGCACCCCTCGAACATTTAGGAGCTTTCCCTTTAGTGGATAGACGCCGATTGTATTGCGGTCTTCCGAAGATAGACCTGAGATGATACCTGCTTTGGCCGAATCTCCCTCACAAAAGATAAGTGTGCATGAGTCGGATTTATCGGTTCCAGCCCAGTTCGCATCGGTTAGCTTTGGAATGCCGCGCACAGATTTAGATTTTATGCCGTCTGTTTTCTTTGCTGTCTTGTTATCTTTGAGCTCAGTGATTGCACACGCTGCATCCATGACGCCCATTTTTGCTAGCTTCTCAATGAATTTATCGCTGACTTCGCATTTGGATCCAAATTTGGATGATGGTGTATTCATATAGTCCTTTGTCTGGCTGTCGAATGCTGGATTTTCAATGTCGCACCTGATAAATAACATGAGTTGCTCTTTGATTGCGGTTGGATTAACCTTGACCTTCTTCTTCTTTTCAATGAACTCTACTAATTTTCTGGTGATTTGTCCTAGAATATATTCCACGTGCTTGCCGCCTTTCGAAGTATGAATGCCATTCACAAAAGATATCTGAATAAATTCTGAAGAAGGCGATAATGCAACGGCATATTCCCAGCGTTCATTACCTAATTCATAGACACGCTGCTTATCTGCTTTGTCTCCGATATATAGGCTAATATATTGCTCGAAATTCTTCACGGGAATAAGCTGCGAATTGTATTTGACCTTGAGTGTTTTATCGGTTACTGCGGAAATATCATAGACACGCTTTTTAAGGAGTGCCACTAAGTCTGGACTGAGACCGCTTGCTTGGTCGCTTGCTTGGTCATTTAGTAAACCTAGCCTCTGATAATCGGGTCTGAATGTAACTTTGGTATATGGTTTCGTTTTCGCGGCCTTTGTAATTTTAGGCGGACAAATAGTAGCCAAATTGTCTTTGAATTCTTGAGTATATTTTAAGCCACGAATATGATCTACTGTTTCAACAGAACCATATGTAGACCAAATTAGAACAAGCTTGAAACCAAAGCCATTTTTACCGCCGACAATTTTCTTCTCTTCTTTGTTGTAATTGGTAGAAGTGCGCAGCCGGCCAAAGATTAGTTCAGGAACCCAGACACCGTCTTTTTGCGCCACATCGATACCGTTTCCGTCATTAATCATGATAATAGTGCCGTCGTCTTGAATTGCTACATCAATGAAGGTAACTGGTAGCGAGTTTTCTACACCGGCTTCGACTTTGGATGCCATGCGAACAAAGTGGTCTCTACAATTAACGATGGCTTCATCGAAGAGCTTGAATAAGCCGGGAACATAACTAATATTTTTTTCAATAATTTTATCAGATTCTTCGTTGAGGATCCAGATGTGAGAATCGACAGTTTCAACAGATCCGATATATGTATCTGGATTATCGAGAATATGCTGCTTGTCTGTCTTTTCTTCCACATTAAAGAATAATTCATTATTGTCTTTTGCATCGGTATTCATGATAATAGATATAGTATGATATAATATGATATGTAACTATATGTTTAAATAGATTTCAATTTTATTTAAAATGAATAATTATTCGATATATAAGCATAAGCATAAATATAAATATAAACATAAATATATATATTTATTAATGTCATCGAGTCAAAATTTTATGCCTGGTAGTATTCCTGGAAATAAAAAACATCTGAGACGATTAATAGATTACAATAGTAAGATTGTTTTGTTTAATTTAGAATCAAAAATTGTAGCAGGTGATCAGGATTATTTTTGTCAATGTTTTCAAGATAAAGTGAATCGTATGAAGCAAGGATACAACGATCCAATGCAGACAAATTCACAGCGTATTTCACAACTAACAACGAATTCTTTAGGAGGAAAAACGACCTTTGGTAATTTCAACGTGCCGGCAAAAATAACATATTTGGGGGGTATTGAGGGACAACCTGGAGGCATTCCTCGGCCTCTTAGAAACACATTTTAAAATATATCTTTAGTCAAATTATTGTTAGATAATCTTTAAATAAGTTTTTTTCTGGATAATATATATAATGCACGTTCAAACAACAGGAACCCGAGCTCAAGTATGGCATGGAACTGCCAGAAAAACATCAGGTGGATTAACCAAATCCGATTTAATGCAGAACAAGGCAGGACGAATTGTTTCACGAGCGAAGCATAATAGTGCCAAAAAGGAGATGCGTTTAGTTAAGCACGGTTACGGAACCAAGAAGGGGGAGTTTGGTTTTGTCAAGCTAGGATCTCATAAGCGATCTCACAAGAAGAGAAAGATGCGTGGGGGAAAATCATTGTCGCATGCACCGTTTAGAGGTGGTGCCGGCATGGGTTCTTTGACTCCTGCCGATGTCAATTCCGATTACATGATTAAGGATGTTGTGGCTCAACAATTTAGCCCTTTAGATCGTGCTTTGGTTGGCGGTCGTGGTCGAAGCCGTGGTCGAAGTCGTGGTAAAAGTCGGCAACAACAAGGCGGTTACTATGGTAATGCATTTGCTCCTTCGGATGCCATGGGTCAAGGCATTGACGGTCAAGGAATTACTAACTACAATGCTGCTGGATCTGTTGGGGTTCAAGAGGCGGCGGGCCAAGCTGGTGGCAAAAGACGCAAGCATAAAAAACACTGCAAATCAATGATGGGTGGCACTACAAGCCGATCCCATTCTCCTGCTGATTATCCTTTTTCTGCTGACCCAATGAATCGTGCTCTTAATGCTTAGACAAACCAAAACAAACCAAATAATATAATTAATTTTAAAATAAATATATTATTAGATCTTTAGTTAGATAAGAAACCATTCTGAACTAACAAATTTGTCAAATTTAATGTATTCAGACAAATACTGCGACAAAAATTTCTCAAAAAAGTGCTTACTAACAATTGGATGAAATGCTTTATCAACTGTATTTTTTGCCAGAATATAAGACTTGTAGTTTTGATACAGTTCATCAAAGGATATTAAGGAAATATCTGAATGTTGCTGCTGCTTGTAAAAAGACAACATCTCTCCAATGTCATCGTGTTTAGACCATAAATTGCAGCGAATATTAGTAACATATTTGTTATCAATGACTTCAACATTAGGGTAAAAATAATGCCAGATCATTTTAATAATCTCTTTATCAGAAATATTAACAGTTGTTTTGTTAGTTTGTTTGTATAAAGAAGATATTTCATCAATTTCATATTCTTCATCATCCGCTTCAGTCGTAATTGTGATATGCTTTTCCCAAAAAGATAAGAAGCTACTAACATTTGGTAAGAATTTGCTGGTAACATTTGTAAAGACAATATCATGAATACTATTTTCAGTAAAAGATAACAATGTCTTTAGCAAAGACTTTAAATTATTCGAATACATCATATTGGGGACATTTATGCTCGACAAATAAAGCTTCCAAATGTAGTGCATATTCTTCCATGATAAATTATATATATTTGTTGTATTTGCCGAGACTTGCTCAATGCATTGACTTATAAATTGATCCACGATTTTGTTAGGTTGATTCATTGAAAAGAACAAGGCATATTCTTTGATTGGATCTTCTTTAGGCAAGTTAACTAAAAACTGATCAGAGCTGATATATCGTTCCGAATAATGCGCAGCCACACTAAGTAAATCAATTCCTATTTTATTTAGCACGTCTTTAATAATCTCGGTTGCAATAGAATTAAAGTTATCATTGGTTTTAATTAGTCGATATCCTAACAAATTATGAGTATCGTGATGTTTGGATATAAAATTGTTCATAATTGAATTACCAGTTGTAATGTATGTAATAGAATCAATAAAAGAGATGAGTTTTTTTATATTTGAATTAATGAAAAACAAGTTGCACTCTGGTCCTACATTTTTCTTTAGAATACAATCCCCGATAACAGTTAAGAAATACTTTGTTTCCGTTTTTGTCTCAAAAATTGTATTTAAAAATCCCAACACATTTTGAATTGTGTATGTTTCTGGCACGGATTTAAAAAGAGATCGATCCTTGATTTGTTTGAGAATATTCTGCTTTGTTTTGTGTTTCCATGCAATTAATTTACCTTCATCTGTAATGGTTGAAAGCAAATGATGATGAATATCATCTTCTTTTACAATCTTGTATGTTTTGCCATCATATTCGTAGAAAATATTGTTGTATGGCATGTAAAAATATTGATGCTTACTTAGAAACACCTTGTAAAAATTATCTTGCTCCATAGTCAGTTCATTAATTCTCGAAACACGCTCTAAATACCGTTTATTTTCGGTATCTAGTAAAACGGGCAAATTTATTAAATGCATCTGTAACCTCTGTAAAATATATGGATTGTCTTTGTATTTTTCATGGAGTTCTGATATATTAATGTCTTCTTTTTCTTGCATATATTTATACTACTCACAATCGTTTTAATACAGTTTATAATATATTTAATTCACTAATTCACTAATTCACTAATTCACTAATTCACTAATTCACTAATTCACTAATTAAATTAATTAATTTATTACATAACTATTTAAAGGTTTGCGTTTAAAAATGAATATAATGTCCCAAATTAATAAAAATCCAGTATTGAATGAAGGAAATGTATTGACTATAAAAACGGTTCAAATTGCTCCTTTTCGAACTTTAATGACCGCCCTAAAAGACATTCTTTTAGAAACAAATATTTCATTCCAACCGGATGGCATTCGTATTATCAATATGGACAAGTCTCACACCATTTTAGCTCATTTGTATTTGGCCGCGCAGAATTTCGAATCTTATGAATGCAAGCAAGAAAAGATCATTATCGGTGTCAACATGTTTCACTTATTTAAGTTAATCAATTCAATTGATAATGACGATACGCTAACAATTTATATCGAGAATGCGGACTATTTTGATGGTATTGTCTCTTACTTGGCTTTGAAATTTGAAAATGGAGATATTAAGCAATGCAAAACACAAAAGTTGAAGTTAATCGAACCCGAGCCCGAGGAACTCGAATATCCCGATGTCAAGTTTAGCTCTATTATTAATCTTCCTTCTGCCGATTTTCAGAAGATTATTCGCGATCTTTCTTGCATTTCCGACAAATTAGAAATCAAATCGGTTGGCAATGAGCTCATATTTAAGTGCAAGGGACAATTTGCAGAAGCGGAAATTCATCGAGCGGAATCCGATGGATCAATGGGATTCATTTTAAAGCAAGATTCGTCTAAAATTATTCAGGGCGAATTTTCTCTTAAAAATCTCGGATATTTCATCAAATGCACGAATTTATGCTCTCAAATTGAAATCTACTTGGAGAATGATTTGCCGCTGGTTGTGAAGTATGATGTTGCTAGTCTTGGTTCTATACGTCTCTGCCTTTGCAATCTACCGTAACCGTATAAGACCATAAATGCTCGCACATTTTATTATTTGTATTTACTTTAAAATAAATACAAATAAATACATATAATACAAATAAATTATATATTTTAAAAATATAATATATAATATGTCTTACAAAAGTTATAACAATTATTTAGGATCAAATCGATGTTGTGCTGTTTCCAGTGTAACAACAGGATCTCAAGGACCTGCTGGACCCGCTGGAGCAATTGGACCTGCAGGAGTGCAAGGCGCAACAGGATCAACAGGGCCAAAAGGAGCTACAGGAATCGGATGTCGAGGACCTACTGGACCTCCAGGTCCTCCGGGTCCTTCTGGAGGTGCTACAGGAGCAACTGGCGCTCAAGGAGATACAGGAGCTACATTAGGTGTTATCGGATCTTTTGGTATAACAGGATCTACTGCTTCTATATTACTAGCTTATCCACCTGAACCTGGAACAACTGGAATTTATTATACAAATGCAATAAAATTATATAATTCTGGCGCTGGCAATACAGGAACAGACATAATTTTTTCTGGCAATTTAATACCTGATTTAACGAATACATATACATTAGGTAGACCCGATCTTACATGGAAAGATATTAATATTGGTCCTGGAACTGTAACATTTGTTTATCCAGGAGGATCTACTGCAGCAACAATATCTGCGAATATAGCAAGCATTGTTTATACCGAAACAGGATTTGCCACACCTTTTATAAATATTGGCCCAGCTATAGATCAATTTTTACCATTTGGAACTGCTTCGGGTTGGCAAATTGGGTCTACTGGCACTTTAGGACAACCAGATTTTGATTTAATTACACAGGCAGTTGGAGCAACAGGGTTAACAGGGCCTATATATTCTTTAATAAAGAATCCAGGACCTCAAGGCGCAACAGGATCAACAGGCGCAACAGGCGCAACAGGATCAACAGGATCAACAGGCGCTCAAGGCGTAACCGGATCACGATTACCTATAGGAAATACAATAACTGTAGATTGTGTTTACGGAGACAATACTATAGCAACTACAAATCCATATTCATATCCTTTTAAAACTATTACTGCCGGACTAACCGCAGCCGGATTTACAGGAGGGCAATTAGTTATTATTAATGCAGGAACATATAATGAAAGTATTATAATCCCCCCAAATACATCATTAGAAGGGACTGGAACGCAAGCAGTTATAATTCAACAATTAGGAGTAACTGGCGCAACAACATTAATTAAAGTAAATTCGAATTGCCGTGTTGAAAATTTTACAGCAAATTTATCTTCAGCCGCAAATGTTAATTTGACAGGAATAGAATTTCTTGATGGATCATCGACAACCTCAAAATTACGTAATTCGGTTTTTACAGTAACTGGATGGACTGGAGCAACTGGAGCGAATATTTATGGTGTTAGATCAGGAGGAACAGGACCTATACCATCCGCATATGTAAGCGCAAATGCAATTCAGAGGACTACAATAAATGTAGCAAGTAGTAGCAGAGGTTTAACTAGAGGAATATATGTTGATGGTGCTAATCGTTTTTCTATAAGAGATACGGTAGTATATGTAAGTGGTAACACAGGAGCAACAGGAATGAATATTATAGGAATAGAAGCTGGAGCTACAGGGGCTTATGTAGAAGTTAAAACTTCCACTATTAACGGGACGCTAACTGTAAAAGGAACAACGGGAACAGTTGTTCCTGGAACTGCATTTGATATTAAAGGATATACGGGGACGATACCTAATATTGTTTTGGGCGCAACAGATTTATATAATAAAACCGCTGATGGTTATTCATTAACTCCTGCGCAGGCGCCAGCGACATTTCAATTTGGCGTAGTAAAATCACTTATCAAAAAGGATAGTAAAATATATTATCTTGTCCCGGGGACATGCCTTGGGAACGATTTATTATCGACTGATACTATTTTTAATATAGTCAATTCGTTTCCAATTCCAAATATTAGTGGAATGTTAATTATATCAATTGCATTGAGTTGTAATGTAGGCCTATCAGGAAACAACGTTTTATCATTCAATATTTATGATATATCTACGGGATCTGGTATATTAATATTATCAGTACCATTAACAAGTACAAACAACATTTTTTCAAATACAGCGTGCGCAAATTATTTAATAAATAAATCTTATACGTTTATACCTGGATCTACTTTTTGCGCAACACTAGTTAATACTGGATCAGTTGATGTTGCATCATGTTCGTTTTCTGCAACAGTAAGTTATTATTAAGTATTCTAACAAATAAATAATAAAATATATAATATATTTTAAAAATATAATATATTATATGTCTTACAAAAGCTATAACAATTATTTAGGATCAAATCGATGTTGTGCGGTTTCTAGTGTAACAAAAGGGTCTCAGGGGGCTGCTGGACCCGCTGGAGCAATTGGACCTGCAGGAGTGCAAGGCGCAACAGGATCAACAGGGCCAAAAGGAGCTACAGGAATCGGATGTCGAGGTCCTACTGGACCTCCAGGCCCATCTGGCGGACCAGTAGGAGCCACAGGTGCAACAGGTGCTACAGGAGCAACAGGAGCAACAGGTGCAACAGGTGCAACAGGTGCAACAGGTGCAACAGGTGCAACAGGTGCTACAGGTGCTACAGGCGCAACAGGAGTTACAGGTGCTACAGGAGCAACAGGTGCTACAGGCGCTCAAGGAACTCAAGGAACTCAAGGAACTCAAGGTGCTACAGGTGCTACAGGAGTTACAGGAGTTACAGGAGTTACAGGTGCTACAGGAGCAACAGGCGCTACAGGTGCTACAGGTGCTACAGGTGCTACAGGTGCTACAGGAGCAACAGGAGTTACAGGTGCTACAGGTGCTACAGGTGCTACAGGTGCAACAGGTGCTACAGGTGGTAGTCCATGGACTCAAATGAATTATCAAGGTCCAACTGGTCCAGGATATACAGGAACTGGATTCACAGGGGATGTATTAGTTTTTGGAAATTTATTAGTAACTGGTGGCATGGATCCAATCTATTTAGCGTTGACACCGCAAAGTTCAAATCCTTTAACAGCTGGTCTAGATGGTATATGGATTGAAACAGGCGGAGCATTAAGAGCACAAAAAATGAGAATGGATGATTTCTCTGGTCCTACAGGAGCGTTTATAGATATAAATCCAATAACAAATCCACAAATTTTATTATCTAATACTGGACCAACAGGAACTAATATTGTTACACTAAATAATGATGAAATATCGTTAATTGATTCTTCGGGTACAGGAACTACTACATCATTTACTACAACTAATTTATCACAGACTACAACAGGACCTACAACAGTAACTGCTACTTGGGCTAATATTATAGCATCTGCTAATACAGACCCTACATTAGATGAAGTTTTAACTGCTGGAAACGACAGTATTTTAAGCATCGTTTTAAAAGACAATCTTATTACGCCTACTTTAACGAATACACTTAATTCAACTTCAATTGTTATAGACAACTCTGTTTCTTTAAATAATAGTGAATTACGAGATAATTTTCTTACTATTCAGGATTATTCTACTACTGGATATACATCAAATCATCAATTAAATTTAATAAACAGTAACGCTGCTGTTGGTAATTTTAACGGTGTTCCGAGTATTAAAATGTATAAGAATGGTCGTAATGGTGTTATTAATGATGTAGTTTCTTCTATACAATTTAACGCATTAGATGGTGCTGGTATTCAACGAACTTTCGGTAAGATTGAAAGCACCATTACTTCAAATACTGCCCCTTTTAATTACGATGGAGCGTTAGATTTTTATAGTTTAATTAATGGCGTTAATCAACTCGTTTTTAGATTGAATGGTTCTGATAATGAGAACAACTCTTTTAGACCTTTGGACTTGAATGGGAGTATTTTGAAAACTTCTACTGGTGATTTAAATATTGACGCATCTGCTTCTACTGGGACTGGGAATGTTAATATTACTGCGAAAAGTGGGGGTAGTATAAATCTTAATTCTAATGTTGTAATGGATAATAGCGAGAGTTTCGTTCAAAGAAATCCAGCATTTTCTATTTATAATAATCAAACTACGACAAGTATTAGTCTTGTTGATATTTCTGTTGGGGGTCTTGATAATCAAAATATTAATACTAATATTAGTCAATCACTTACTAATGAAACATCAATTCAAAAAACAGAAAATTTATCAACTTCCTCTTTACAGAGGATTAGTAGATTAAATAAAACAACTTTAATTACTACGGAACAGACCGATATAAATAGTGGTAGTATATATATATATTATACTGATAATAATAATCCATCTTCAACAGAAACAGCAAATATAACATCTACTTATATTCAATTTACAACTGGCGGTTCGCAGAATGATAGTTTGGCGATGTATAATGATAGTGCTGATGGTGGAGAGATTGATTGGTCTAATGTGAGTGGGACAAATGGACTGGCGATTACAAGTAGTCATTCTTTAACATTAAAAGCAACTGCCTCTACTTTTCCTCTTCAATTTGATAGTGATGTAATCAATCTTGTAAATACGAATACAACAACATCAACAGCAAATAATTTCGCCACTTTGGCGACGACAAGTGCTATTGGGGATATTACTAATTACTTAAAACTACAACTGAACGGAGCGGATATTTGGATACCTTATTTTACAACTGATCCTTCAGTCTAATAAAATATCTGTATAATGTATGCTACAATCTTATACAAGTTCAGGTCAATTTATCTCTGTTTGTTGTAATGAATGCTGGAACAGATATTAATTTATCTGCTCCTACTGGTGATATTTTAATAACTGGTTCAACCTTACAATTTAATACTGTAAATATTATTCCGTTGCGATATTACGGTTCGTCAGTATTTTTTAATGTAGGTGGAAGTCCTACTGGAACTATATTTAATACTGGAACTCTTGCTAATCTGGTTGCTAATACTACTTGGAGGGCGGAGGTGTCTTTTTATACTACTGTTATTAATACAAGGAATGCTATTACTTATCAAGTGTTTGATACTACTAATACTGACGTAGTTTTTAACTCTGTATTTGGGTATGCTAATGGTGGTCTTCAAACCGCAATTCAATATGACCCTGCTGGAACTCCTATGGGAACTTATTGTAGTTTTGTTGATACATTTGAGGTGTCAGGTAGTGCGAGTGGTGATTGTTATTTTTTATTAACTGGTGGAACTGCTGATAGTTCTTCTTGGATTGGAACTGCTAATGTTTCAATTGTATTAACGAGAATATCTTAATTTAAATCTCAACTTATATGTTTAGTGTGAATGCGTGAATGTGAATGGATGTTTTTAAATCGCATTAGGTAATCAAAATTTTTATCAATAAAAATCACCTTTTCTAAACGAATATTTAAACGTCATTCACCATTCACACAATCCCGAAAATTAAAATATTATAGGAGTATATAATATGTTAAGCGATATATTTTGTATTATTTATAGATACAATATGATTTAATAATAAATTTAATATTAAAAACAATTATTATAAAAAGTATAATATATATATAATAATGGCATTTACCAGATTTCATGATGATCCATGCAGAATAACAAAACAGCTTCAGCAGCAAACTGATCAAGGCCGTTGGATTATTGATGTGCCCGGAAATGGCGGTGACAAACCATGCTTTGCTTTAGATCCGCAAATTATTCCACAAAAATGGGGTGCCAATTTATGGACTGAAAGTATCGATGTTCAAAGCGCACTTTTAGGAATAGATAAAAGGTTGAATCGCGATATCCCGAATACTGTAAACGCTTTAACAAATAAGAGTGTTAATCCTTATAAACGATTTCAGGTAAACTCCGCACCAATTACGTATCCAGTATGCGACACATTTATAACAACTGAGCAGTCGAGAGCGATAATGCCGGCGTGGACTGCACGCGATTTGCAGCAGAACCATGCATACATTTTGCCTAACAATCCACAGGCAAATACAGAGATGAAATTTGGGAATTATATAAGCACACGTGTTTTAGAGAAGGAGCATTTTAAAAGAGGGTTTGAGTGTCTGCCGCAAAATGATCAGACTTATACTGTTCCGATGAAACAGTTTACTAGCGGACAAAAGACACAGGGAACATATGTAGGCGGCCCTTCAACGTGTGGATCTAAAGGGTCTTGTGATAAGGTATAAGCGAAGCGATAACCGACAAACAAAGGTATAAGCAAAGCAATAACCGACAAACAAAGTTCAAGATTAAAACTATAAAACTATAAATTATATAGGCACTTTTTAAAAAAGTATATATATAATATAATAATGGAATTAGCAATACCACTAATAGCACTAGGAGGAATGTATGTGATTTCAAATAAAAATAACGAAACCTCTAAAAATGCATATAACGAAGGATATACTAACAAAAAGGAGAATTTCGACAACATGGGTAGAAAGTCAAATTATTTACCCAATACGCAGACCCCACCTCAAAATTATCCCATTATGAACAATCCAGAGCTAATCGATACAGTTCAGGAATACCCAAATCCAAACACCGCTTCTGATAAGTATTTCAATCAAAATGCATATGAACAAAGAGAACGTAAAGGAAAGCCTGTAGGCGATACGATTCAGCAAGTATATTCTTTAACCGGAGACTACATGAATTCAGATCAATTTAGACACAATAATATGGTTCCATTTAGCGGTGCAAAACCCCACGGTCAAACATACAATAACAACAATGCCGAAACCATTTTAGACAATTATGCTGGAACAGGTTCTCAAATAATTAAGAAGATTGAACAGGCGCCTCTTTTCAAACCTCAAGAAAATGTCCAATGGACGAATGGTGCACCTAACATGAGCGATTTTTATCAGTCACGCGTGAATCCTGCATTAAGGAATAATATGGTAAAACCGTTTGAGTCTGTCCGAGTTGGACCCGGTTTAGACAAAGGTTATTCTGCAAGCGGTTCTAATGGATACAACTCTGGAATGGAAGCACGCGACCAATGGTTACCAAAAACTGTCGATGAGCTTCGTGTAGCAACCAATCCCAAGGAAGAATATTCTTTGTTAAATCATCAAGGTCCTGCTCAATCCGCGATAACAAATTTGGGTATTTTAGGAAAAGTTGAGAAAAATAGACCAGACACTTTTTTTATTAATTCACAAGATCGTTGGCTAACAACAACAGGAGCAGAAAAGGCGCAACGTGTTATTGCTGACGAAGATCTTAAAAAACAACACCGAACAGAAACAACAGCGCATTTAACCGGCACGCCAAACTCGGTTCTTAAAACCGCTAGTTATGTTCCTAAGCAACACGAGATATCAAAAAGAATGCAATTAGATGCATCGCAGCATATCGGGCATTCCAACGCTGCCGGCACAGGGTCTCATTTAGATGGTGAATCGTATTTGAAAAGCCATACTAATTATGCAAATAGCAGAAGTGTTAATCAGCAACCGCAAACATTTGGTTCCGGGTTTTCGGGTGCAATAGGTGCCGTCATCGCGCCTCTTATGGATGTATTTAAGCCAGCAAGAAAGGAGGAATATGTTTGCAATATGCGCGTTTATGGTAATATGATTGGTGAAGTGTCTGGCAACTATGTCTTAACGCCTGGTGATATGCCGATTACTACGGTTAAGGAGACCACCTTATATCAACCTAATAGTTATATCGGCAATCAATTAAATGGTGGTGCTTATGAAGTAACTGAGCAACAATCGATTACTAATCAGCGCGATACCACGACAGACTTTTGTCAGATGAATTCTATGGGTGGTTCAGGAACAAAACACGGATCAAGACAATATGATGTGAATTACAGGCAGACTAACAATGAAGCCAAGGAGAAGTCGGTAGTTGGCAGAACGAACCAAGGAAACATGGCTATGTTTAATTCTGATATGAATGTGTCGCATTCCAAGCTGGATTGTGATCGTGAAAATAACCGAATGTGGGCGCCAAGTGCAGTCATACCTAGCGGACCATCTGTTAGAACATATGGAAAAATACACACGCCCGCCCTGACGAATCAATGTCAAACAGGTTGTGACAGAATGGATCCCGCAATGCTAGAAAACTTAAAATCAAATCCATATGCATTTCCATTTAATAGTGTTGCGTAATCAAATTCAAATAATATAACAAATACGTAATATTAAAATATAAAAACACTATTTTAATATTAATAACGCATTAATGTCTTTGCTAATTCATCAAAATATCAAAACCAAATTAGAATACTTTCATAGCATTCATAAAATACCCAACATTATTTTTAATGGTCCATCTGGATCAGGTAAGAGCACCATTGTAAATGATTTTGTTAGTTTGATTTATGAAGGTAACAAAGAAATTATTAAAGATTTTGTAATGTATGTAAATTGTGCACACGGAAAAGGCATTAAATTTATTCGAGATGAACTCAAGTTCTTTGCAAAGACTCATATTAATTCGAATGGTGGCAATACTTTTAAGAGCATAATATTATTAAATGGAGACAAACTAACAATGGATGCACAGTCCGCCTTGAGACGATGCATCGAGCTATTTAGTCATAATACGCGTTTTTTTATTATTGTGGAAGACAAGTATAAATTATTGAAACCAATTTTGTCGCGATTTTGCGAGATCTATGTTTCTGAACCGGAATATAAAGGAAAACCAATAAATCTATACAAATATAATCTAGATGAAACATTTAAACTAACAAATATAAAACAAACGAAGATCGAGTGGTTGAAACGGGAACTGCAAAAGCCGATAACTTTAGAAACAGATTTGATTGGGTTTGTTACCAAATTATATGAAAAAGGATACTGTGCTTTAGATTTAATAAAGTTACTGGAAGATCAAAGTAGCTTAAAAATTGAGAATATAAATGTAGGAAAAAGGTATGAATTGTTAGTTGCATTTAACAAGGTAAGGAAGGAATTTAGAAATGAAAAACTACTTATGTTTTTTATAATGAACTTTATTTTTTTAGATAATGATACGAATTTAGACAATATTTCGTTTATTTAAGGGGGATAAATCCCCTTTGACCCCCTATTACTTGTTACTTGTTACTTGTTACTTGTTATTTAATATTATAAAAATCTAATGAGCTACAAGGTGAGTTAAAACTAACAAAAAAAAAGCTCTAATTCTTACATATGGATGATTTTAATGTTAGTTCCTTACATGAATCAAAGAATGAATGGGGGGCTCGTTTGCTGACTATTTTGACACCATTAGTTATTGAAGGGTTTAAGTCTATTTTCGACGAGTCGGTGAAGCTATGCAAGGACAATAGAGAGATGGATAAATATTTGATGACATTTCAAAACTTGATTACTCGTATTCCGAAATGGAATTCGTCTATTATAGAGCAAGAACGTAAACGTATTATTGAGCGAAGTGGTTGTGGATATTTAGAAGAATTAGTGACATGCGTGCATATAATTCAGCTAAAGTTGCTAACTGCCATGCGAGTTGGTCAGAAACAGAAAAAGATCGATATTAATATACCTAAATTAGATGATTTCATTCATAAAGCATATATAAATGTAGCGCGAAAAATATATAAAAATGTATATCTATTTGAAATCAATGTGCAGCCTTTGCAAATACAAAAACATAACAGAGAAATGGAGATAATTGTTCAAGAATGTATTTTGAACGCAGTTAGAGAGAGTATTCCGATTGAACATATTTTGAAGGCATATATGGACGAAACAGTAGAAGACGATGTTATTGAAGAGATCAAAGAGCAAGTGGTAGAGAAGAGCGAAGCGATAAATGCAAGAGGAGAGACAACCTTTGTTTCTGAATCTGACGAGACAAAAGGGTCAAAGGGCGAAGGTATAAAATTTAATGATGTCGATCAGGCAGTAAATGAAACAGGAAAAGAAGAATTAATAAGCGCTCCTAAGACGTTAGAGCGGCTAGAGGAAATAAGTAATTTAAGAAACATACAACGAAAGATGGAGGAAGAAGCTGATGCAGATGATGATAATGAAACATTGAAGATTTCAGATGAATTAGTGGATCTAAATAGTTTAGATGTGCATGTAATAGGTCAAAAGTCAATAGACTTAGAACCTAATTTTTTATTAGATGATATAGAAGTTTTAGCGTAAATATTTTTTTAGTTTATTCCTTGACGCGTTAAACTAAAAAATGAATTGTAAAAATATATTGTAAATGGATAATATATTTTTAGTAGCCGGAATTATATCTGTTATTTTTTTTATTGCTAAATTTTTAGAAATGCAATATGTAGAAAAGGAAAGCAAGCCGTTAAAGATATTAATTAGAGACACTTTAGTCGTATATGTTTGTGTTGTATTTGGAAACTTTATTTCGGAACAGTTGACTCCGGTAATTAAAGACGCTTCTGCAAATATAAGCCCGATTGCATTTACTGATAATCCACCGTTCTAATCCACCTTTACCGTGTCCGCAAGCGAACACTTCAAAGGTGGAGCCAAAAATGAACATTAATATAAAATTATATAATTATTTGTTTACCTAAAAATTTGGCTCCACCTTACCCGAAGGGAAAAGGTGGATTTATCGTCCAGTCCACACCTTAACAAATTTTTCATGCGCCTTTTTATTTTGAAAATCTTGAAAATATTGATCATAATTATAATTAAATGACATATAATGATTATTTATATTACCAAAAAGAGAACCTATGTTTTTAAGATCAGGAAATTCTAAGAAAAAAAGCAATCCTATTATTCTTTCTAGCCCGCATCTATCTTTTCTACAGTTAATACAATTAATTAAATTACTTAAATTATATTTGCTTTCTATTTTTCTCAAAAAATTTAAATTAATATAAGTCATTGCTCCAAAGCATAAGTCAAATTTATCATCAGTTGGCATTCCTAATATATTTATTCCAGGTCCTTGTAATTTTTGTTTAAGATAAAAATTGTTTTTTAAATAGTTGCTAATTCTCAGTAGGTTATCTAAATGTTCTTGATCATAAATATGATGCCATAAGGGCATCACAGGAAATTTTATTTTTTCAAAGGGAATTCTTTGATGAATAAAAACGCTATCATGCAAAATAATTGCATTGTCAAACCATTGATGTTTTAAAAAATATATATACGGCAATAGCTCTCCGCGCTTAGGATAGTCGGATTGAATAATTACAATATTTTTATAATCGTGATCCGCTTTTACAAAAGTTTGATTACTATCATCATCGATAATAATAATTTTTCTAAAAGGGTAGTGTGTTCTTATTAATTTTACACATTGATTCCAATATTTATTTGTTAGATCAGAATTAACATGTCTTGTAATAATAAAACCGTATGTCATATAATAAATATGTATAATTAATTATAAATTTAATTTTATAATTAATAAATTTTAAAAATACTATCGTTTTTTCTATCGTTTTTCTATCGTTTATAAACAATAGGAAGGAAGATCATCTATATTCATGATAGCTTCTCCTTTTGAAAGTCCATTTTTTAAAATAGAAAATTTACTAAACTCTGGTCGGTCTAATTGCGCAGTCGGGGTATGATTATGAACACATCGAGCAATCATTTTATATAATTTGAAATCAGGATAACGTTCTGCACCATTGTTCTTATATAGCACATTAATGCCATTATCGTCAGTGCACCATTCAACAATTAATTTCACAATAGGATCACAACTATTTATATTTTTAATACTATCCATATCATCAACAATATAATCAAAAATAGAACATGCTAAACGGCACAAATCGAAACTGAAATTTGGCTCTAGACGCGGTTTTTTATCATTAAAGTATGGCTCTGTATTGTATTGTGTAACCGCATCGCCTCCTGTTTGAAAACTATCACTGCAAAATAATTTGTTATCAAATTTATAAATAGCTCGTCCAAAATCAATGATTTTAAATATTTTTCCAAAAGTTGGAACCTTGTAATACTTCTTTTTGTATAAATAATATAGGAATTTTTTGTTTGTTGGTATATACATAATGTTATTTGTATGCAAATCATTATGAGTAAACGAAAAGAGTTTTTGGTATGCAATCAAGGTCATTATTATTTGCATTAGTAAAGACATCCACTCATCTTGAGACAAATCGCTATTAATAATTAGTTCATCTAGAGTGCTTTCACAGTTCTCCATGCAAATAACTTGCACAGGGAATTTTTGTAGAGTCAGAAATAGTTTCTCTTCTTCTAAGTCTGATTCATAAGAGCTTTCAGAATCAGAATCAGATCCAGATCCAGATCCAGATCCAGATCCAGAGACACTGGATTTAGAAGCTGACTTGGAGCAATCTAAATCCTCTAAATCTTCTATTTGATCTTTTTCATCATCTAAATCATTATCGTTTGTATGAGATGTTCTAGAAGAACACGATGACCCTGATTTAAGACTAGCTGATTTTTTTTGATCTGTGATATCAATAGAATTTGTAATATCAACAAGATCAATATTTAACGTCTTTACATCATCTAATGTCAGTTGACTATCTTGATTCAAATTTGGTTCAAATATATTTTCAAAAATAGAATCATCTATTGACTTGAGAGATAAGTTTGATTTTTGTGAAATATTCATAATATTTAATGGTTTAAGACCAATCTCGTTTAAATTATTTGTCATTAAATGCGAATAATCTTCTATCGTAAACAGTGTATTTTTTTGCTTATTAAAAAACTCAGATTGAATTAAATAATCGATATCATCAATCACGTTGATTTTATAATTATTTTTAACAGCTAAAAAAGAGCCGTAATAGTCTAGACCATGAATAAAATTATGTTTATGAAGAACTTGACTAGTAAGGAATGAAAAAAATCCATCAATGTAGGAAGAATTGTTAGGATCTTCTAGTTTTGGATGAACCTTTTTTGCTTTATCAATTGATGGCAAATTGAATAAATTTGGATCTGTATGATCATATTTACCGACCAGATACTTGAATGGATCTAATAATGGTGCCATTTTTATGAAGACCTTTTGAGTCATTGCGAAATCTTCATCGTCCGTTATATTTTTCAGTTTGCAAGTATAAATATGCTCACGTTCAAAAGAAACTTCTTTATCGCCTTTATTTTTTATATCCTTAATATCTGAAATGCTCCACATATGATTTAAATTAATAGAGTTAAAATTAGTTGGATTTAATGAAAAAAAATTAGCATAAATTGGTATATAGTTTTGCACGTTGGATAAAGCAATATTCGTGTTAGATTGAAATTTGTTGAAGAGATTAATATTCTTCCTCTTTTGGTAATTTAGAGTGATTGCCATTAGCTAATAAAAATAAAATTATAAGTTGTATTTAACTTATTATAAAGTTTTATTGTTAATTTAAAATGCCTAAATGAAAAGACCTAAATGAAAAGACCAAAATGAAAAGACCAAAATGAAAAGACCAAAATGAAATGACGCGTAAATAAAAATCTTTTTTTAATATACTATAATAATAAATGAATTTAGAGCTAAAGCGTTTTGATATGAAATCAATTAGTTTCAAGGCAAATGAATCAAAAGGCCCTGTCGTTGTTTTAGTTGGTCGTCGTGATACCGGCAAATCATTTTTGGTAAAAGATTTATTATATTATCATCAGGATATTCCTATCGGCACCGTTATTTCCGGAACGGAAGAAGGTAACGGATTTTACGGCAAACTGGTGCCAAAATTATTCATCCACAATGAATACAATACCGCCATCATTGAGAATATTTTGAAGCGACAGAG